TAGTGGAACAAAAAGTGTATTCGTATTTCCTGGAGGTTCTAGTTTTACAATCAATATTTACACGCTAACGAGCGAAACTGTTGGAGCAGACTATGAAGGCGACTCGAGTGATGCTGTTTTGAAAATTGCAACTCTTGCCAAACCGCTTGGATTTGAAATAAATCATGCAGTTTATGATGAGTTGCCATTAATTCTTGACAGTGATGTTTATGCAAGAATCGGTGAGACCGGACTTTTGGGTTGATGATATAATTGAGCAACGTCACACAACGGGAAGGAACACAAATGAATGCCAAATTTCTTAAAGACACCGCCGAGAGAGCGATAACTGCTTTTTTGACTGCCTACCTGGGGGTTTGGGTTGCCGATGGCGCGGATTTTGACGCGCTCGTCAAAACAGACAACCTAAAGGTCGGCGCTACAGCCTTGGCCCTGTCAGTTGCCGCGGCTTTTGGCCTCAAGAAGGTCGGCCCGAACAAGAATTCGGCAAGCGTCCTGTAATCATTCCCCCCCCAACACTGGGGGATGATTTACAATTGGTGCGTAAAAATTTATAGGAGCGCGCCCAAATGCTTGCTGGTACGTTAAATTTGACATGCGACCAGGGAAGCACATTTATACGTTTGCTTGAACTCGAATCGCCCGACCCAGAAGACCCAACTGGAGAAACTTTCGAAGCATTTGACCTTTCTGGCCATACGGCAAGAATGCAGATTCGACGCACCATTACAAGTTCTACCGTAATGCTTGAACTCACCACGGAGAACGGTGGACTAGAGGTGGGTTACGGCGATGTTAACAATTCCATACGAATAGTCATCAGCGCAGAAGATACTGCGGATTTAACATCAAGTGGAGTTTATGACCTTGAAATCGTTAACGATAGCGATGAGGTTTCAAGAGTGATTCAGGGGGACTTTGTCCTCAATCCAGAGGTCACGAGATGACACTGCCAAATCGTGTAATTGTTGACGCCGATGTCCCAAATCGCGTTATTGTTCGGACTGGCGCCGCCGCAGCCAATACCCGCAGGCACGTGCATACTCAGGGCGCGGCCGGCACAACTTGGACCATAAATCACACCCTTGGCGGCAAACCGTCAGTAACAATTGTCGACTCTGCGGGAACTGTCGTTATAGGTGATGTAACATATATAAGCAATACACAGATAACAGTAGAATTTTCGGCCGCATTTTCCGGATTTGCATACTTGACGTAATACAAGGAGCCGCAAATGGCAAAAAAGTTTTTAGTCAATCTTGACCTCAATCAGAATGAACTTCTAAACGCCAAATTACAGAATCTTGCGTCAGACCCGGGCAGTCCGGTTAATGGACAGATATATTTCAACACCACCTCTAACGTCTTCAGAATTTACAATGGCTCCTCTTGGAAGACAATTGCTACTGGCGCACAGGACGTTGGCACATCAAACAATGTCACTTTTGCCAATCTCACCGTTAGCGGAGATTTGACAGTTCAGGGCAGCACGACAACCCTAAACACTGCGACTTTAGTTGTTGAAGACAACATCATCGTTCTTAACAGTAATGCAACTGGAGCACCCTCTGCCAACGCTGGCGTCGAGGTTGAGCGTGGAGATGAGACCAATGTTGTGCTTCGTTGGAACGAAACAACCGACAAATGGCAAATCACATTTGATGGAACAACATATTACAACATAGCAACGACTGCTGACGTTGAAGCAGTTGCGATTGACTCACTTGACGATATTGGTGATGTAACTATCTCTAGCGCTGCTTCGGGTCAGTTCCTTAAGTGGAACGGCTCGGCGTGGGTCAATGACCACATTGACCTGAGTACCGACACGACTGGAAGTTACGTTCAGTCGCTCGTTGCTGGAACCGGCATTACAATTACCAATAACTCTGGGGAGGCCGCAACACCAACGATTGCCGTCACCGAGAACACCTTCGAGGCGCATGGCACCGTTTCTGCCCACGAAGCCGATACCACGAACATCCACGGAATTGCTGATACATCGGTTCTCGTCACTCTTGCTGGTACGCAAACTCTCACCAATAAGACGCTAACTAGCCCGACAATTACTGGCGTTTCGCCGGTTATAACGCTCGCGGGGGACTTGAGTGGCTCTGTCACGTTGACAAACCTTGGAAATGGCACGCTAACAGCAACAGTTGCTGCCAATTCAGTCGCACTTGGAACAGATACGACTGGAAACTTTGTCAACGATGTAACCGCTGGAACGGGTATCACCGTCACCCACACCCCCGGAGAGGGCTCGAGCCCCACTGTTGCTATCTCCAATGATTACACTGGCCAAAATACCATTACGACGCTTGGCACGATTACTACGGGTACGTGGAACGGTTCTACTCTTGGTCTTGCGTACGGTGGTACTGGCGCCACTTCTGCCGCTGCTGCGCGCGTTAATCTAGGTGCAAGCGCATCCAGCGCCAGTGCAACACTTCCCCAAAAGTTGGCGTTTGATATTGGCGACGGCTCGGCAGTCGCATTTGTGCTCACGCACAGTTTTAATACTCGTGACGTGACCGTGCAGGTTGCAGAAAAAGCCTCTCCTTATGCTGTTGTGCTCGCCGACGTAGAACTTACTACGGTTAACACTGTTACGGTTACGTTTGCTTCTGCGCCAACCGCTAATCAATACCGAGCAGTTGTTATTGGATAATAATGCCTCGCATAGTCGGCACACTCCTTATTCAAAACACCCAGGTTTTGGCGCAAGGCAATGAACTTGCATCTGGTGCTAATACGGGAATCGTCATCCCTACGGGAATTGACGGCGGGCAAGTTAGGGGCATTGCAGAAGCGAATATTGAACAATTTCAAGATTACTCAATTGATGGTGGGACGGTGAGTTAAATGGCGCTAATTCAAATACGGCGAGGCACTGCGGCGGCCTGGGCTTCTGAAGACCCGACCCTTGAGTCTGGTGAACTTGGCCTAGAAACAGATACTGGCAAAACAAAAGTTGGTAATGGCGCGACCGCCTGGAACAGTCTTTCGTATAACTACGTTACATACGCTCAAGTTGATGTTGCTGGCGCTACTAACGGTCAAACCTTAGTTCATAACGGTACGAAATTTGTTCCTGGTGCGGCTACTACAACTCTTGACACCCTTACGGATGTCACTGTTCCATCGCCCTCATCTGGCGATTTCCTCAAATATAACGGCAGCGCATGGGTCAATGACCCAATCAACCTCGGCACCGACACAACTGGTGACTATGTCCAAAATTTAACCGCTGGAACTGGTGTTTCGCTTTCTGGTAACAGTGGTGAAGGTGCAACCCCCACAATCGCCATCGGCCAAGCCGTTGCAACTAATTCAAATGTTACCTTTAATGACGTCACCGTTTCAGGCAATCTCACGGTTAGCGGAACAACTACTACGATTAGCACTGAAACGCTCACCATAAATGACAACATCATTGTTCTCAACAACAACGCCACTGGCGCGCCCAGCGAAAACGCCGGAATTGAAGTTGAGCGTGGAAGTTCGACAAATGTTGTCATTCGCTGGAATGAGTCAACGGACAAGTGGCAATTTACCAACGATGGCAGCATTTATAATGATATTGGGAGTGACCCAAGTGAAACTGTGTTAGACGGAGGCACTCCAACTACGATACAATTTCATGTAATGAGTGCAGTAAATGCGGGAGGTGTGTAAATGGCTGTTCAAATTCAATTTAGACGCGGCACCGCGGCCGCTTGGACCGCAGCCGATACCGTTCTTGCCGAGGGTGAACTTGGTCTTGAGACAGATACCGCGCTTTTTAAGATTGGCGACGGCACGACGGCGTGGACATCGTTGGGATACGGCGGCTTTGATGGCACCGCGACATTAGCGCAAATCGGGATTAGCAGTGGCACCGACATTGGTGCCGCGCTTGCAGATGCCGACGAAATCGCTGTTTACGATGACAGTGCTTCATCAAACAAAAAAGCAGACGTTTCAAGAATAAAGACGTATGTGTTCAGTGCGGTTGACGCAAAAGGTGACCTTCTTGCTGGCACCGCCGCCGACACGGTTGGCCGTGTCGCGGTCGGGTCAAACAACACGGTGCTTATGGCCGATTCGGCGCAGGCGGCGGGTCTCAAGTATGCGAGCGAGGCGACTGCGACGCTGACGACCACGGGCGACGTTTTGTATGCCTCTGCCGCGAACACGTTGGCCCGTCTCGGCATCGGCAGTTCTGGTCAGGCGCTAGTGGTGTCCGGCGGGATTCCGTCGTGGGGTAATGTCGCATCCTCGGGCGAGAGTGACCAGGTTACGCTCGCGGTACAAGTGTTCAGT